AGTAGCTAGACGTTCTTCCGGAGGACAATCTAGTTCTGACTATGGGTATGCTAGTGGAGGGGATACTGGCTCTAATAGTAATGTCATAGACAAATTCAGTTTCTCTACAGACGGCAATGCTACAGATGTGGGAGACTTGTTTGAAGGTAGAACGTATCCTGCTGGGCAATCTAGTACCACTCATGGTTATACTAGTGGAGGAGATACGGGAAGTGCTAGTAATGTGATAGATAAATTTACGTTTGCCTCTGATGCTAATGCCACAGATGTAGGCGATCTTACTGAATCTAGATATGGTTCAGCAGGGCAGCAATACTAAGGAGTAGTATATGCCAATAACGCCGGATTCAAAAATAGATGTTACTCCTAGTTCCGCCTTCAATCTAGGTACTAGTGACTTCACCATAGAATGCTTCTTTAAAGCTGCCTCCACGCCTGCATATGAAATATTCTATGGCGATCATACTACTGGCGGCTCCATCTACATATCTCTCAATGAGACATATGCAATCACAGCCGAAGTAAAGGACACAAATAAAACACATACGGTTACGCTAACTTCAGGTACTACAGGCGATTATGGAGATTCTACGTGGAGGCACCTCGCTTTTGTTCGCAACAGTTCAATCTTCACTTTGTATATTGATGGTACTTCTGTAGCTACGGCCACAGATGCTACATTTACTAGCATTGATTTATCCTCAGCAACCACATTACAAGCAGGGGCAGTTGCAGGGAGTACTTCTACGCTATACCTAGATGAATTCCGTATTAGTGATATAGCCAGATATACCAGTAACTTTACCGCCCCTATTACAGCTTTTCCTAATGTTGGTGCTGCTCCCCATACGTTCCAAGGAAGCAACTATGGATATATTAGTGGGGGTAGTACAGGCACTATCGTAAATACTATAGATAAGTTCAGCTTCTCTATAGACGGTAATGCTACTGATGTGGGTGACCTATCTACCATCCGCACTAGTGCAGCAGGGCAGTCCTCCTCTACTTATGGCTATACTAGTGGGGGATATGGTACCGCTAGAGTAAATACTATAGATAAGTTCAGCTTCTCTACAGATGGTAATGCTACAGATATAGGTGATTTGACTGTAATCAGGCAACGCCCTGCTGGACAGTCCTCCTCTACTTATGGCTATACTAGTGGGGGAGATACAGGAGCAGATAGTAGTGTCATAGATAAGTTTAGCTTCTCTACAGACGGTAACGCTACAGATGTGGGTGATTTGACTATAGCTAGAGACAATATGGCAGGGCAGTCTAGTACTACATATGGATACACTAGTGGAGACACCAGTGTAGCGGGGACTATAGATAAGTTCAGCTTCTCTACAGACGGTAACGCTACTGATGTAGGTGATTTGACTGTAGCTAGGGAAGGTGCGAGAGGACAGTCTTCTTCTACTTACGGCTATACTAGTGGAGGTAGTACAGGCACTATCGTAAATACTATAGATAAGTTCAGCTTCTCTACAGACGGTAACGCTACTGATGTGGGTGATTTGACTATAGCTAGGACAGTGCCTGCAACTCAGTCTTCTGTTGGCTACGGCTATACTAGTGGAGGTAGTACAGGTACTGTCGTAAATACTATAGATAAGTTCAGCTTCTCTACAGACGGTAACGCTACTGATGTGGGTGATTTGACTGTAGCTAGAGACAGTTCAGCAGGACAGCAATACTAAGAGGGTCTTATGAAGTGCACACATTGTGACCACCTTATACACAGGAATGAGTGGAAGCCTTTTGACGCTTTGTGTGCTCGATGCAGGGAAGAAGAATATAGAGAACAAGAGGAATCAAAGTGGTGTACTATACACTTTGTTCACATAGAAACAGGGGAGTCGTCCCCCTCCCCTGTTTCATCTTAAGCTAAATTTTCTCAGCTAATGTGTAATTACCCTTCATTCGATCACCTCTCTCCCTAACTTTGCTGGGGTTGAAGTTTTCTATCTTAGCATAATAACCTATCACTCGTGTCATAGTATGCAGTGGCTGTTCTCCGTGCACCCTACCATACAATTCATCCCACTCTAGATTAAGTATATCCTTGTACTTAATTAACACACCCTTATCTAAGTCCTTATGTATTACCATCAGCCCATCTTTAGTTAGATATTTGTCCAGATAGTCTAACTCATCCATCTTTATATAAAATTCCTTGGTATTCACTTTTGTACTCCCTTTAGTAGCTTCATAGCCTCACTATACTTCATAGGGTGCCCATCAATTGTTATTATAGGCATTGTCTGAATTTCTGTGTACTTAGCTAAAACTGCTACTGAATTATCCTCTCTCCACCCTTCGTGATACTCTGTATAATCAGATAATGTTAGTTTTTCGTACGCGAAGCCCATTCTCTCTAGTTTATCCACAGCACTTTCACACAACCCACACCCTACCTTACCATACACTTTAATGTCCATGAATCTCCTAACTATATATAAGTAAAGAGGTTAAAAAAGAACAGGAAAATGAACTCCTGTTCTAACGATATATGTTCCTCTATATTATATTATTAGGGTTTACAATAATGTTTCCCTAACTTTTTCCCAAGAAAATCCGATAGCTCTGTCATCGACATAGTAGTCAGCAGATATCTTCCTACAATCTCCACCAAAATAATTGGTACGCTCTGGTAAATTACAATTAATAGTGTTAAAATACCCGTACAAGTTATTTTTTTGTAGGAATAGAATAGCGTCCTCTAATGCTTTGCCTTCCCTACATGTATTGAGTACAAGGTCGTACTTCTCAGATAGAGCAGGTATTGTGTCTGCCGCATCTTGTATTAGCTCTCCTACATTAGGCCATGCACCGGCAGTTGCTATAGTTCCATCAAAATCTATAGCAACGGCTTGGCGAAATTCTAGCTGTTCTCTGTCCTTTTTTAGTAGCACATACATTTCTCTATATGTCTCTAGTACATCTTCCGGTGGGCACGTGTATACTGCTTCAAAAAGACAGCCACTGCAATCCTCTTTAACCAGACACCGTTCCGCTACATCTACATACTTCTGTGCAATCCTCATTAGCTTTTCGTAAGTCACGTTGTATAATCCTTTCTATTTTACTTTTTACGGGTTTAAGGAGTTGATCTATACGTTGTCTTGTACAACCAAGCATACTACCTATCTCAGGGAAAGAATACCCTTTATACCTATTGAGAACTATAAAAGTCTGTGTAGTGTTTAATACTTTTAGTATTTGCTCTACCTTATCTTTAGCACAGACTATATCAAAGGGAGTATTTTGTATACATCCATATTTAGCTACGTCTTCTTTACACTCTGATGTAGCTTTTTTATGCTCATTTACCCTACGCAATTCTCTGTAGAGGCTACCTCGCACACATTGGTACATATAAGTGTTGAAAGAAGCACCTTCTTGCTCCACATATCTCTTCGCTGCCCTGTACAGTGCTATCCAACCTTCCCCAATAAAGTCTTCGTATTGCACTCTATACGACATACAAAAATCTTTAACAATACCGTCTAGATCGTTAAGATAGTTATTAGGGTCTACTCTCATTGTTTACACCTCTCCTAGTTTTTTAAGTTCTTTGTTGTATTGTTTTATGACTTTTTTTATTGCATCATTATATATTCTGCTTACTTTGGCGTTGTCTATCCCTAGTGTTTCTCCTATTTCTACGTTAGAATACTCATTTTGTACCCTTTCTAATACAATGTATCTTTCTAATGCAGTAAGTTTAGTGGCTTCATATAATATATACTCTATAAAATCCATAAAGTCAATATCTGTTATAGAAAAAACTTCATTTTCTTTAGTCGCAATGTACTTAAGTTCATCTATTTCAGGGGGTTGGTTCAGGTTGTATAATTTGTAAATTTCACTGAGCACTCCATAGTAAATATAAGGATATAAAAAAGTAAGGCGAGTACACCCATAGGATGGGTCATACCTGTCCCATACCTCTAGTAGTCTCATGTACCCCCCACTCTCTAGTTCGTCCATTGACACTCTCTTAACATTCCACTTACGAACTAATTTATAACATATCGCTTTGACTAGCGCGATATAATCTTCAGGTGTCCTCTGTATGCACATACTTATCTCCCCCAACCCCAATAGACTTGCCTATACATAAACCTTCTTCGTGTGTGATCATTATAAACTGAATACCTAGGTTATCTCTAAAGTATAGCAGTAATTCACTTACTTTACTGTGTAGATCCTTTTGGATATCTTTAAATGGTTCGTCTAAAATAAAGAGCTTCCTAGGGCACGTTGGATCAGCAAGCAGCGCAGCAATACGTAAAGCAAAATCAGCGATATCTCTAATGCCGCCCCCAATATCGTCTTTAAGGTCTAATTTATGCTGACCGTCATATATCACTAACTCTACTTCAGGATTACCTCGTTTAATTTTAAAATCCATATCAAACCTATAGGGTTTATTGGTAATTCCTTGGATCGCCTGTGTAACTATCTTACACAGCCTATGTTGCACCTGCTCCTGCACCTTCTGTCCTGCTTCTTGTGCTATTCGCAAGGCTTCCTCTGCGTGTGCTAATCCTTTTTGTTCCTTTGTGGTATTAACTTTGTTGTGTTCTATTAGGAATTCTAGTTCCTTTAACCTACCTTTTTGTTCTACAAGATGTTCTCTCATAGATATTCTCCATACAATTTGTTAAACAAAGCGTACTTCTCTTCGAGTTCAGCTTTTTTTTCTGTTAGTTCGGAATCAAGTAGTTGTCTCATTTCTTCCGCTTGCTCTATTGTAGAGCAGCCGTAATTTTCTAGTTCCTTTCTCGCTTGTTCTAGCTTTCCTTTATTCTCTAGGAGAGATTCTTTAGCCTTGTCTAGCTTTACTTTAATATCCACAAGATTCATAATTTACTCCATCGCTTTATCCACATATTTTCTAGTTTCAACACATGTTTTTTGTTCGGCCATAATTTCATTTACGGTGTCTTTAAATGAAATATCTTTAGTTGTTTCAGTCTTAAAGTTATCTATTGTTTTTTGTACCTTAGTTGTTAATACATGCTCATCACTAAACCATTCTGTAGATTGGTCTAGGTAAATAGGGGTACACACATTATCCTTATTTATCCTCCATATGCGTCCTTGATAATCCTTTTGTGTGGCGGTTCTCCTATAGACACCTCCACAGTTTAGGAAGGTGTAGTCCTTTTCATGTACGTAAAACGGGGTGTGGTTATCCCCACATATGTACAGTTTTTGTCCCTGTATTTGTTTTACTACATTTAAGTAGTTTCCTTTGGTTGGAGCATTGGGAAATGGTTTATGCATATACACTAGGTCATGGATAAGCACAACCCCTGATTTGTTTGCGTTATGAGGCACCCATGCTCTACTGTAGTCGTACCCCTTATGTCCGGCATACCCCCACTGACAAGCCCTAGCTAATGTCCATAGAGGGGACAATCGAGCAAATTCAATGTTATTGTTTGGTAAGTCATGATTACCAAAGATATACTCCACGTTCTTTAGTGGGTACTGACTAAACCAGTTAATTACCTCATTAACAAATGATACTGAAGGAGTACACGAATCAAATACATCACCTGCTATATACACCTTGTTTGCATTCTCTGCTTGTGCACTTATCCACTGCACTACATTTCGTTGATACTTCATCCAATCAACCTCCCCTGCACGACACAAGGGAGGTTTTTCGGATAAATGAAGATCAGCAAAGGCTATTCTAGTCATGCTATTTCCTTTATAATTTGACCACAAGTAGGGCAGACAGAGCTATACGCTGTTTCAATCTCTTTATTCAACTGACTAATTGTTTTTTCTATCCTACTTATCTCTTCTGCCTTCTGATTTATTACGTAGGTAATACTACCCAACAACCTATGTCTTACTTCTAGTGCGTCAGAGGCTTCTTTTATGTGTGTCAGTTCAAAATAAAATTCGTGCATGTCATTGTATGGTATTGTCTTTGTAGTCAACACCGTAAGGGCATTTACGATCCTCTGTTTTTGTTCTTCAATAGCTTCTATTTGTTCTAGGGTATCCTGTAGTACCCTTAGGTCGTTAGAAGCTCTCAGAATGGCTAAGAATGCGTTATTTAAGGTAATCTGTGTTTGTAGCTCCCGTGCATATTCTGTTTTCTCGGTTACTTCAGCTTCGATTCTCTCTAATTCGACTAAATGCTCCTCGTATGCTGCTAAGTAGGACAGCCCCTTGATACGTTCTGTGTACTCTTTATTCTGTTTATTTAATGTGCGTACCTGATCCCTGTGCCTTTTAACATCTAGTTTGATATTTCTAATTGTACTATCTACTATAGTTAAATTCACAATTTCATTAAGCTTTTTACCTATTTCTGAAGGTGTGTCATTAACCAGAAAACGAGGATCATCTTGTCTCTTAGTGGAAGTAGTACTTAAATTTAGGATGTCAGTTACTTGCTTAGGCACCTTATTCCCAAAAGCTGTAAGTTCAACGCCATCAACGACATACTTATTCTCCTTTTTGCTTCTTATACGTTGTATTGTGTGATCATCTACAACTATCGTCACTACGCATTCGTCTTCCCCGTATGTGTTGTACTTCTTCCCCAATGGAGTGTTATAGAATACCCAGTCTAGCGCACGCAAGATAGCTGTCTTACCACTATCAGTAGCCCCTGTGATAGTAACGGACTCACTTAAATCTATAGTTAAGTCTTTGTGTATCTGAAAGTTACGTAAAGTTATGGACTTAATCATTTTTACATCCTAATACGCTTTTAAGCAGCTCTGGGTCTACCCAATTAAGGAACGAGTCTAGCTGTGTAGATAAGATGTACACACTCCCTTCGTCAGTGTATTCCCATTTGTCTACTATAGAAATTGCTGAGGAATCCATAAACTCCCTATTCCCTGTGTGTGGTATAAGAATGTGAAGAAACCCAGAAGGAATATGAATAATAGGCTTTCTCTTATCTCTTCTTGTGATCAACCAGAACCATTTAGTTCCATCTGTAGACATGTCTTCAAATATCTGATCAAACCACTTCTCATATTCCTGTGCTGTAGCGTTAGGTTTGTCCACTATATCATACGGGGTGTCCTTATTATACCCCCTTTTAAGTTCAATGTGTACATTATCAGTTAACACCATTCCGCTAGGATGTGTTGCGGTAATATCTCCTGATTGCCCATACGTCGCTAACCCTGCTGTTCTACGCCTATTAGTAGCTCTAGCACCAGAACCAGAAGTAAGCCAAAATATATCATCCTGCTTTCCGTTTGACCACCACATAGACAACATCTTGGCTATTTCTCGCTCAAAAGCCCCCCCTTTTCTCTTTTGTCCACCCTTCTTCATACTTCGCTCCTTTCCAGTATATCAATTGTGCCTTGCCTACTGATACGCCAGACATCAAACGGTGCATCAACAGAGGGGCATAGCTTAGCCGCCGTATGTAAGGCCATCTTTATCTTATACACAGGTTTACCCTTAACGTGTTCTAATGCTGCTAAAGCGTACATATTACCACTTCCTGTAGCAGCGTACTCCCCTATAGGTATCGGATATGCTTCGTACCACTCAGTTATTTCCCATAGAGTTCCTTGGTAGCACAATAAGCAATAAATAGAATTAGTATCCGAATCATTATCTGAGGTATACCCATAGGTTGCTAAGGTGCTGCGGAATGCTTCCATTACATCTACCTTAATATACGCTTCTATAGAACGTGTGGTTGCTCTTTCTGGAGGAACAAAAGCGTGTTGTAGGATGTCCGTCTGTCTAACTGCTCCACTCCATCCAATAACGATATCGCCATGCACAGATAGTTTACTTGCTTTTCTAGTGGTGTAGTAACCACCCCTAGTAATACACGTATCTGCTCCGAGGTACACGTTGCTCGTGCCATCTACGTAGCCTATAATACAGGTCATAAAAATCTCCGTTTTCTGTCAGCAAATTCTTTTTGCGTCTCTGTGATAATAGTGTTGTGTACATCCTCTACTAACTTTTGAAGATCTTCCGTGAGATTATTTTCTTCGATGTGTTCTATAAGCTTTAGTATTCCGGCCTCTATCTCAAATTCAGGCGCAACAATAGTTTGCTTAACTACAGACCAATGCTTAGTTGCAACAAGGTACTCGATACATTCTCTGGTATCATCAATACCATACGCATTGTATATCTTAAAGTTAAACCTACTATATCTTCCGTTTAGGTGGTTCTTCTTAATAGCGCACTGTATCTCAGACCCAATACCATATTCCTTCCCCTTAACGGTTTTCTTAAGAATACCTACTCGTTTAAGCCATATCTGCATACGAGTACTGAACTTAAGAGCGTGTCCGCCAGACACTGATTTGCCGGCATAAGTACCATTAGGGTTGTCTATAGTCTGTGAGATAGCGAGTAATACACTATTAGTTAGCTCTAACCCATCCCCGCAACGCCTGAAAAATGCCTTATTAGACTTGGCAGCTTCCATCCCGTACGTACCAGAAGTCTCTTTTCCTTTGCGTCTAGCCGCTTTTTCCTCCTCGTACTTGGCTAAGCTAGCTAAAGAAGCTAACTGGTCTAAGCTATCAACGACATAAATGAATGGTTTACCTGACTTAATATAGTCATCGAAATGATCATAAAACGACTCTAGGGTAGTAGAGGATTGTGGTTCTCCCTCCTCATTTACGGAAGGTGCTTGAATACGACTAGCTAACTTGGTGCCGTAGTATTTAACCATATCCATATTAATACCGCTCTCTACATTGTCATATATGAGCAAATAATCATCAAATTTAGGATTATTTGCAGCAGCGGCTAATGTAGTCAACGCTAACCATGTTTTACCTGCATCGGAATCACCCACTAGATGTGTGTACTGGCCGAGTTTGAAAGCCCCTTTGTATGTACCTGTAGCATGTACGTTCAATATCGTGCACCCACTATCTAGGTAGTCAGCTTTCTTACGGTCTTTTAGATACCCCGGGAATTCTTCACTCATATTCATCCTCATCCTGTATAATAGCAAGGAAGGCTGCTACATGAATAGCTATAGGCCACAGAAAGCTAAAAATAGCGCAAAGCACTTTAGACTCGTGTGGTCTATTTTTAGAATTTAAGGTGTACACGCAAAAAGCTGTTGTCAAGTAAAAACAAAGTACTATTAAATTCATGTCTTCTCCTAAGAGTAAGGGGGAGTCCTATTACTCCCCCTGTTTACTTCTATGCTAGAAAGGAGTATCTTCTATTTCGGACTGAGGAATAGCGTCATTTGTATCAGCTTCTACCTGATCTATCATATCATCAGCAGCATCTTTCTTAACGAGGTCTGCCTCGTTAAATTGATAGCCTCCTTCGATTGGAGGAAGTGTGCTGAGACTACTGTCGGCAGAGGTAACAAGCGAGGCAATCTGCACCTCCTGTAAGTACGATGTAACACCTACTACCTTTTGTCCCATTGCGTTGCCAAGATATGTCTTAAGCAGCCCGCCCAAACGTACTTCACTCCCCTTACGAACCTTCGGACACGCTGGGAGCACCATACCTGTTGCGTCCAAGGTTTTAAAATCAAACTTGGTCTTAGTACGGAACTGAAAACATCCAGTATCTACAGGATTATCGTCCTCATCCAAAGTACGGTGTGGTGGGAACATATGCTGCGCTTCATTCTCATTAGCAAATATCCTTACAGCAGCCATAAAATCCGCATGTTCCGGTTTATCTGGGTCAAGGATAATACCTACCTTATATGCAGGAGGAGCTTCTTTCCCTGTATCCGGGTCTATGTATGCTTCCATCTCATCCAGATAAGCCCATGCCACTTCACAAACTGGTGTAACAAAACTCTGATATGCTTCCTTAAACTTAACCATAGTAATTCTCCTATTCTGTTTCTCTGATTTCTGAAAAGTACCCTATTTTAAACAAACTAACAAGTTCTTGCAACATAGCTTTTCTATTCGCAACAGCGAATACGTACCCCTGTAGTTTATTAGCCTTATACTGTAGGTCAATAAACTCGTTCTTTTTTTCTTGATACTCCGGTGTTCGTTCTATAGCAGCGTTAGTAGCGTCCACAGACAATTTACTTATGCCATACAGTCTGGGGTCATCACTAATATTTTTGTATAGCCTAGCTTTAATAAATTTAAGTTGTGCCTCGGCCTTGGTGGCTTCATGTTGTGCGTCAGTATACAAATCTTGTATATACCCAGTAAGACTAGGTTGCTCTAAACAACCCTTATCTAGATTAGTCTCGTCGATATGCAACCTATCCACAATATCTTCCGACACTTCCATCCTCTATCTCCTTTATCTTATCCCAAATAGCTCCTAGTTCTTGGTTCACAGCTCTGTCATCTTCATCAAGCCTTTCTTTGAGTTCTTTGATTTCATTGGTAAGTGCCCCCATCGCTTCAAAAAGCTGTCCGTCATACGTCATTAGTTAATCCTCCCGAGTGGTTTGTAGTGATAGATAAAGTTACCTACTCGCATACTGTGGTGCGTTACATATCCATCCACGTTATACTCAAAGTAGACCCGCCCGTCTTTTATAGATTGTACTATAACTAAAGGTGCTGAAAAAGTAGTATCTGCTGCTGTCCACATCGACCCTATAGTAAGGGCTTTACGTCTACGCCGATCAGTACGAGCACCACTAACCAATACAAGGACAATGCAGAGTACCAAACCCCCAACAATATACACCTAAGCCTCCTTTCCCCCACTAATATTCATCATCCGCTTCCTTACCTTCTCTAAGGATCATACATGCCGCAGCTAGGTAATTGATAGCCCCATGTAGCTCATGTATTTGTGCTTCTGTGCCCTTTAGCTCACCAATAGTAATTGACTCTTCAATCTTCTTAACTGCTTGACCTAGTGGGAAGCCTGTGCCCACGCTACGTGTAATCTGTGCAATCGGTTGTGCATCGAAGGGAAGATTATTAGCGTGTCTTTCCTTACCTTTACCTGCTGAGGCTTGTACTAGGGCTTCTTTTAGTTCATTAAATAGTCCTAGATAACCAGAAGGACAAGTCATATACGCATTTACCACATATTCTGTTTCACAGTCTGTTACCATATTTGGTTCAGTATTAGAGAAGAATCTATTATAACCGTGCACAGCTTCTTGAATCTTTCCATAAACGTTAGTGTCAACAGTAATGCTGACCTCATCGCATTCTTTATCGACCCCCTGCACCCAAAAATTACCGGGCTCCGCCCGCCACTCAGGAGAACCACTAGATATTAACGTAATACCGTTGTCGTGGTCGTAATAGTCTGCACCACACTCCCCGAATGCCGAGTTTCTATGTGTCTGTTTAGCTATTTTAAATGTTGTGGTGTATTCTATATCCTCCGTAGAAATTACCTCTAATTCAATCTGCTTTGCTTCATTCATAATTTAATCTCCTCCATTTCGTACCAAGTACCATTTACAGGACTTGCTTCTGCTTCAACTTCGATTGGCACAGTAAGCCAATCGAATTCCCTTTGTGTTCCTTCTGTCATGTACTTTAAGGTTATACTCATGAAATCGTCATATTCATCTTTATGAACATCTGCCACTAGACTATCGTGTATTTGTCCGATAATCTTGGATTTCATATTACGTTTTTTTATTTCATTTCCAACTTGAGTTACAGCCCACAACAGCACATGAAAACTACTTCCTTGAATAGGACAATTCACAACGAAGTTACGTTTAAAATTACCGTGTACTCTAAAGCCAGTTTTAGTATCAAACCAACCTCTTTGACAGTACCTCCAGTAAAATTCCTCTTTCCACTTCTTATATCCGGCAAATCGTTTATCCCAAAAGATATTCTCTGTGTCCTGTATGTGCTTACAAAAAGTGTTTGCTTTAGGGTACCTTTCTTTACCTTTAGGTAGACCTAAACAATTAACCCCTTTATCTACCAAATGGTCAATAACTTTTTTCCCATTTTTTAAAGTTAATGTAAAACTATCTTCCCATAATGACGGTGCTATGGCTTTCCAATAACTCCCATAGAACTCTGGGAACGTAAAATTACCCTTGGCTGTACTACGAATATCTTTTGTTACGTCCTCATCACTTAACATATAAGCGTCTTTGATAACATCCCTATGCATGTCCGTTCCGGGCTGTGTTAGGTAACGGATCATATTTTTGTCGTTATGATACGCCGCTCCTACTGTTACTTCAGCCCCTTTAAAATCGAACTCAACTAGCATATGATCTTGTCTGGGTATGATACACGAACGTATTATACGCTTCATATAGTCGTCACGCTTAGGAAAGTTCTGAAAATTAGGGCTATCACTGCTTGACCTATATGTACTTACTGTGTGTAAATTTAGGAATGTATGTACGTGCCCGTCTACACATTCGCCAGATAAGCCCTTTAAGTAAGTATCGCTTAGCTTTTGAGCTTGTCTATATTTTAAGTAGGCATTTGTAAAGTCGGTTCCTATTTTCTCAAGAGCAGCAACATCAGTAGAGGGTTGCCCCTCCGCTGTCTCCACCAGTATTGGGTAATCGAGTATATCATAGAGGAGCTTACGCAATTGGGTAGTTGAGGTAAGTTTAAGTTCTTCTTCCCCCACCATGTCTTTCCATGTTTTATACTCAGGAAAGGATTTAAGGTACTCTTCTGCCTCTACTTTAATCTGTCTTATTTCTGCGACAGATGTGTTAAGTTTTTCCGTATCTATCCTAAACCCAGCTTGTTCGATGTCAGCGAACACAGGCAAAGCATTGTGTAGTAATTCATAGCCTTTATGTGTTATAGGTTGTATTTGCATAGACTAGTCCTCATCCAAAATAACACCTTGTGCTACGCCTGCCTTATAGTACTCTTGTATTATAGAAATGGCTTGGTTAACAATTTCTACCTGTACAGGATTAGCTAATAGTTTATGTGGGGATATATAACCACCCGTTGTAATTTCATACCAAATATCATCACAGAAAATAAGCTCTTCTTGCTCTTTAAAACTCCAATTAATAGGCATCCTCTTTCCCCCTTCCCGTTAATGTAAGATGAGTGTGCACGGTATACACAGTATTAAAAATAAGCAGTACCCGTGTTGTGTCATCACATATGGTAGAAAATAAGGTGAGAGCCAGAAATACAATCGCCCCACTCAAAAATAGACCTACGTAGTATTCCATATTATTTCTCCACTCATATTATCCAACTAACAAAATATATGAAATAAGAATACTAATGCTATAATAAATAACCCCAGTGAAATAATAGGGGAGAATACCCATACCCAAGACCAAGGAAAAAACCCACATAACTTTAAACAGAAGAATAAAAACGTAAGTACTACGGAAAACAAAATCATAAGACTATCACTCATTGCACATCTCCTTCGTGTCTATATTGACTATAAAAGATATTTCTTCAAAAGTTACTTCAACACTATCAGCCTCTGCTGGACAGGTCAAACAAAGCCTAACTTACTCCGTTACAAAAACGCTAGCTCTTTCATTTGCCTCTTTATGTCTTCATCAGTTATTACAGGAGCGTCTTTAAACCGCTCATAATCATCAGCGGTAAACTCTATATACTCTAGATTTCCCCAATAGTCACTAGGGCTATCGTTAGTATGGTGCCGCACTAGTTCGCTAATCTCATCCGACTGACAGTATATTATAGCGGACGCTGTATTATCTAGCCTAATTCCCACTATAACAGAATTACAACCCACGTCTACACCCATTATAACCCCGTATTCTCCGGTATCTAGGCGTACCTCATCCCCCACGGTAAAATCATGTATGCCCATTTGGTTTCTCCATTAAACGGGAAAGTTGCAATTCTGCTAATCTATACTCCAACAAACTATCTAGTCCATTATACAACAAAAGAATGTCTTTGTCAAGTTTTTCTAACCTATTTTTTCCGTTACTACTGTCAGCTTCGTCTTCTGTTTTTATATATTTGACTACTGCCTCTTCGTATCCGTTAATACCGAAGTTAACGTATGACTGAAACTTAAGACCTGTACCCCCCTTCGCATTATTAAGTACATGAGCACCTATCATAGTGTCATAGTACCACCCTTTTACCTCCGTATTTAACTTAGATAGTGACCACCTATGTTCGTACTTAAGATTTGCTGCTATTTTCTTAACATGATCAGCCTTAAGAAATTCCTTAAAAGTGGCAACAATGTCAGGAGTAAATGAAAACGCTATGGTTTCTTGTCCTTCCCAACATATTGAGGCTGAAAGAATCTTATGGTACTCTCTATCTGGTTTAAGACCAGTAGTTTCATAGTCAAAAGCACAGGTACATGACCCAGATATGTATTTATTAAGTTTATCATTTACTGTGTCTGGGTCATGTACTAGTTTTATCTCATCTTCCTCGTAAGGGACTTCATTAAGTATAGACCCATCTTCCTGTATTATATATGGATACGGTCTACCCTTTAATTCTAGGGCTTTTACTAAGTTGCCTCTGAGGATATGATGAGCCGCTTTATATCTCCACCCCAACTCATCTATCCTCAAGGGGCAGCGTAGACACGATACCCAACAATTTAAATCCCTGTTGGGTATATTAGTGCCATACCACCTATCCATACCAAAGGTACCCCATGCCCCCATATAGTGCGGCAGCACAACAGCCTTAATAGCCTCTTCCCCGAATAGCAGAATATGTGTAGGGTTTAGGGTGTTAATAGCTTCCTGTATACGCAGAGTCTGTTCAGATATGCGCTTAGGGGTATGGGGACATCTACCTTTTTTAAGCGCAGGGTAATTCCCTCTTTCCTTATCCGGAAAGACAGCTATCCTGTGGAAAGTGTCGTCTTTAGATAAACCTTTCCTAAAGCACTCACTTATTAATTTACAGTGTGGTTCCCTACTAGTCAAAAAAGGATACGCATATACAATCAGGAAGTTCCCCATTAATTCACCTCTTCTAGTGCCTTACGAAAAGAATCCGCTGTCAGCCAAATATGAAAATTATCTTCCACTTCTATAGCATCTATTCGTAGCTCTGGGTATTTCTCGCCTTCTATTAAGCCCACTACCGCACTGTATTCGTTAAATAAATCATGTTGTTTCTGTAGAAATTCACGAACTCTTGTTCGATCTTCTTTTTCTTCGTTTTGTGTAGTCATAATACAATTCCTTTATATCTTCCCTAATTACTTCTTCCCACCCACTCTTTGTTTTTCTTTGTATAGCTATATAGTTCTTGCGAAATACATACCTGTACATTACACCTTGTAGATCGTATGTTATGTGTCCTCGGTCAGACAAATAAGCTCCTTCAGTTGAGTCAAGAAGCCATTTCTCTAACTGAGAAGCTTGCTTATCTGTCATACCCTTATTTCCTTCCCTCCGGGCAGTACCACCGAATTGCCCTTGATATCTACCGGGTACACACTGTCAGAATGTTTCCCCAAGTACCCAACAACAAAACCATTTACCCAATCCACAGGATTACCGATGCCATATAAGGGTATTCGTTTACATATACAACCGACTCCTATTGCCCTTATATTATCCTTACCCCAGAGATTCTGTATACACACATTGTCCATACGATGTGCGTGACCAAATAGGACCGACTTACCTTGGCTAAGTTGTAGGTGACTTCTAGCGACAGCCTTAGCGTAAGACCAACCATGCACAGCAATCATACGATTATTCAGCTTATAATGTGGGTAGTCCCCACCTACAGCCCCATACGGAATGTGAGTGATTCTCTTTCTACCACGTACCAAATTAGTACGAGGACAGAGCATAGTATACGTACCCTTACCTTCAGTAGTTTTAGCAGCCCACCTAGCTATACGAAATTCATGATTACCTTCAATAATTACTGTTCTATCCAGTGTATTTTTCTGAACAAAATCTAAAAATTCGTTGGCTTGCCTAAGGTCATCTAGGTAGTCCGTTTGTGGCAACCCATGTGTTGGAGGGTGATCTGAAAATTGACCGCAGTCTAACAAGTCACCTAAATCTAATGATACATGTGGTTTAAAATGATGTATCGTTTTTTTAAGTAGCTCTAAGGCGGTGCTATTTTGGTATGGAAAATGTACGTCGCCCCATGCTATAAAACGTCTACTCAATTGTATTCCCTCCATTCACCTCTTTATTTACGTTTCTTAGAAGGTATTCCTCTTCCCACAAAAGTTGGGCGTATGTATCGATCAACTCATCTACTTGTTCGCTAAAACTAGTGTCTAATTCAACTTGGCAATGCACACATATTTCAAAAGCGTTTCCTTGTAAAGTTGTATAGTGGCACTTATGGTCTTCAAAGCAACTGCGGCACATATGGTGGTTACAGATATAGCACTCTCGTCCTTCCCAGATGTCAAGTTTTGTGCCACAGTAAATACATTTTTTATTCATTTGTTGTCCCCTTATTCGGTCGTTCTATAAGCGAGTCCATCCAATCCCCGTCATATATAGGGGCATATTTAGATGGTATGTATAAATCAACGTCACATTTGTTGAACTCTTCTTCAGACATAGAATTTTTTAATTCAGTAAATTTATCCACAATAATCTCCTCTAGAATATACTTTGCATAACGGGTCGAGCTAATGCTAAGCATTGAGTACACCTAACACACTTAGCTGTAATGAAGTGGTCTTCTCGAACTACCACACTGTTGTATCTCACAATACCTACCTCTTTTTCATCGTCATTTTGGTTAATGCCGATCATTCCGGTGACGTGTGCTAACTTACGTTTATCTTCAGATACACTACCTTTGTGTTGTGTACTAGAATCAAAACCATCGCTGTTAGTTTGAGTAGCCGTAACAACTAGAGCGTGTCGTTCTGTACTTAAGCTACGTAATTTTTTCCACGTGTCGTTAATTTGATTTCTGTAATCAAGTCTGGTAGTAGAAGGTCTAAGAATATCAGCGTAGTCGATAATGATTACGTCAGGCATAAAGCCTTCCGCTTCCCACTCAATAAGCTGTGTGTGTATGTCTAGTACAGAGACAGTGTCCGATGGGTGACAAACCATCTTAAACTGGCTATCCTTCTTATATTTAGTCCAAAAGGAATCTATTTTACTCTTAACTACGCTGATAGGGATTTCCTTATCCACCAATATCTCATCATCTTCTATCTCTATATCTAGATGTGTGATATCAGATACCTCAATTCCCTCAAGTTTTTCTAGTGTTCTTGGGATTCTATACGTAGCTCCTTTTTTAGTCATCAAAGGAAGTCCTGTTATCCTAGTGGATAGCCTACGAAGACTCTGGTTCTGGCTCATATCTCCTACTTCAAACAAGGCAACTTTTCTACCCTGTTCTATTGCGCGTATAGCGACATCATATAACATAAATGACTTACCAGACTTCGGTGGGGCTAAGAAAGACACAAAACCATCCCGTACAAATAAAGGATTAAATAGAGCACCGAAATCACCGGGGTACTTGATTAATGGTTCAAAAGACTCTGCAAATGCATTTTCTATATAAGTAAAATCATTAAATGGATCAATACCTTCTGCTGCGGTGAGTCTTACTGGTGTAAAGTTTAACCTTTCTTCGTCTGCTTTAATAAAGTGCTTGTTATCAACTAGATCTTTCATATAATCTACGTGCTTCTTTAGTACTACTTGATTAAAATGTCTCTCCGCATACTCAAGCATGTAGTCCAAATTAGCTGCTGCGTCATCCAATGTTTTCTCTACTTGTTCCAGAAATGTAGGCAACAGCTTTATTAGTCCTTCGTTTCGTGATGTCTCCTTGTATTCTAAAAATATATCGTGTATATAACTTTTAGGAGCTACCTTGTATTCTCTATAATATTCTACACACCATTCGGATACTACTTGTGCTAGTTCCGTCCTAAACAGAGTATCACTGTATATCTTTACTATCCTACCTAAGAATTCATCAGAAGTTATTAAGTACATAACAATCTGATTTTCAGAGGTAGTGTTGACTTTTCTTATCCGCATAAGTGCTCCTGTAAGATGAGATATCTACTACTTACTTCAATAGGTACTTAACACAAACCTTTCTAAACTTGATATGTAGTATAAAAATAACGGTCTAGTAAATCATTAGAAACGAAAGCTTTCATATTCCCATTCCAGTTACGCCATGATTCTATACTTTTACACGTGTGGTCTATAAAAGCAAGTAGCTTTGTCGGATGCTCATTCAAAAATTTACGTGCCTTATTAATATTGATTTTATCCTGCACAGATTTTGGGGGAGTTTTTAGTATCCTCGTACATAACGTCTTTTTCTCATCTAACTTATTTAAATAGATAATACAATACTCTGTAAAGCCTTGACTAGTAACCACTTCCGGATGCCCTAGACTAGCAAACTTCTTAGCTATGTAATCTAGGATATCACCGTACTCCTCTTTGTATGCAGAGGTGAGTTCTACTTCTTCTGCTTGTTCTCTTCCCTTCATAAGAAGCAGCTTATCATACTTCTGTACAAAATCAGTAACCGTAGCTACTAAGGGAAGATATTTAGAGTCCTTGTTTGATAGGTACCAATCTAGTGTATCTTTCACATTATCCACCCTAGAAGCTAATTCAGCTAAAGCAGCGTCAGCAAATGGGCTTTGCCAATGATGATTGAATACAACTCCAGTGTTTTGTAAGTGTTTAGTTAGATTAGTATAGTAATCCATGCGAATAATAAACAAACCGAGAGGATGTCTTTGTGGAGCATAGTCCATATTAGAAAAATACAATTGAAAGGCAAGCTGTATGGAACACCCCTCTGGGAATTTATTGGCAATATTCTTGGCTATTCCTGCATCCTTCTTGGTAACGGCATACGTCTCATTATATGCTTCTTTCCAACAATCGCAGTACGCTGCGAGTACGGTACGTGAGTTCATATAGCACCCCTACTTAAAATGGTGTATTTCCTGTATGTTACAATATACCCTATTTTTGTTCTTTTGTCAAGTAGAAAATTATTTTTTATTTTTTCTAAAAAAGTTTGTGATCCATCCCTAAAAATCCTAATAATACTTAGTAGAGCCAGGGTAAACTATATATATCTATAGATAGCTAAATCTCCTTAGGTTCTATGCCTAAGTTCTTTTAAAAGTATATTTCTCCTAGTAAATTACTTCGTAATTTACAATATAGTATATTATAGATACTTAGTTATGCCAAACTACTTAGATATCTATAGTACTTAGTTATACTATAGTATACTTTAGTTATTATTACTAGTTTAGGCGACTTTTCACAAGAAAAATCATAATTCGGCAAAAATTTCTGTAGTTTTTTCCGTTCCGTACATATATCTGGTGTATCCTCTACCTAGCGTCGGCATACAGATTCTAATTTCCTTTTTAATGCCTCTTACAGGCTCTCTACGCGATTCTTTTCCTTTTAGGGTAGTTAGACACCCCTTAGCTAAAAAGAATCGCGTAGAACGGCTTAAAATGCGTTATCGGTTTTACACTCTAATTTTCTCAAAATGTTCCTCAAATGCTCTCTGTGTATATACATGAACCCTTCCTACCGTATCAGTGACTATATAGTCCCCTGATAAAATTCGTTGGCTCCCTTCCGTAGAATGAACGTAGTCGTACCTTACATTGCCATTCGTACTTAAGGGGGTTGACCTAACTAAATTAAGTTCTCTAGCTTGTTCTTCTGACCCATCCCATTGTATCGCAGTAATGAATATACTTTTTTGTCTGTACATTACTTTCCCTCTATATCTTAGATTTGTTCAATAAGGCTTAGTAGCTATAACCCTAGCCTTCTCTTAAGTTTAGATATGTCTAGAGCGCTCATTTCACCTAGGTCACCTGTAATTACTGCAATATCTACAGAGCAGCCAAGTATGCTCAGACAATCTGCCAGTTCCTCTGCCCTTTCTTGCGCTTTGTTTCCTTCGTCAAAACATACTACTATTTTTTTCCACCGGCTTAGGCACATTACCTGTTCCTTACTATAGTCAATTCCAAAGGTACATACAGCACCAACCCCAAAATTCCAGACATCTGTAACTCCTTCTGTAACTAGAATCTTAGATTTGCCCAATGCTTGATCATGGCCGTACACAGTGTGTTTGTGGAAGTACGCTTCCTCTGTTGGTCGTGCAGTCAAGTACTTGCTTTTTGCTTTGTCTGTGATATCTCTCCCTTGATAACTCACTAGTTCACCATTATAGTATATCGGAATAATAATTCTGTTACCCCATATACCTGCTTTAGTTGTGGCTTTTATGCCCCACACGTTTACCAGTTCATCTGCATTAAAACCACGCTTGGCTAAATATTTCTTATGTACAGACGTAAGTTCTGTGGTACCAAAGGGTAATATACATTTCTTGGCAAACTGCCTAGGTTTTTTGAACGTTAGTTTAGCTCCCTTAATTTTCTGAAGTACATTGTGTACTTCATGACTAGGGAATAATTTATGTATTGTTGGTATTAGTGGATGTGCTCCACATTTCCAGCAATTAAAATACTTCCCCTCTTCGTTAAATCCAAGTAGCGCACTTGTAGATTCACAATAGGGGCATTGTGTGTTTACCCATCCGTTTAATGCATAGCTCCCCTCGGTGGGGTAGGGTACTCCACACTTATCATACATATCACGCATCGACATATTTACGATATCTTTCAGGTAATGGTTGGTAAACTGTACGGAACTCTGCCATAGTACATGTTTTTTCATCGTTCCCAAGACTATGCCACATTGGTTCTTTGTTTATAGAGGATAATACGTACTTAACCCACCCACCCCTTACTTCATTAACAATAATGACTTCTTTAGTGGGGTCAAATGGGTTGACTCTGAAGGGCTTATGTGCTAATGGTGGGCACGGTTCCTCCCATATAGGTATCCATAAACTACCCTTCTGTACTTCTATCGGATCTTTTTCTAGATACCCCCACGTATAGAATAATAGGAAAACTACAAAATAAACAAGGACTATTATAATCATGGCGTATATTCCTCCGGTAATGGTTGGTATTCCCAGACAAACTTTGTTATCTTTTTGTCCTGCGTCCTTTTTCCGTCCGTGTACCGCACCCACCCGTCTTTAATATCAAGTACTTTTACTGAACTTTTGTATGGGTCAAACGGGTTTATCTCAAATCTATCGCTGCACGTATCCAACCACACCCACCTAGGAATCCATACGCTATTTATAGTCATTTGTGTTGTATTCTTATCTGGTACCTCCCACAGTAGTACCCAAAGTACAAGCAGCAATACAATGAGTATGTCGCAAATAAAAAGGAATACACCACTAAATATATAGCCCATCTCCTACTCCTTTCTACGGTCTTTCATTATTTTTTCTATCCTTTCTACACTCTGTTTTAATCTTGTCATACTACATTCTAATTCCGTGGGTTCTCTTGCTACGTTGAAAAGCACGTCCACTATGTAAAACCAGACTAGGCACCCTAGGTATCCTATAACGATGTAGTATTCCCATATTATTATCGTGTAGAATGTACTAAGAGTCATTGGAAACCTTACGGAGTTTCTTTTGGGTACTTTTCAATCGTACCATCTATATAGTGTACAAAGGCAAATTCTTTGTTCTTCATATAGGACTTAGGTACCCCCTCTTCTATATGTGTATCTCTAATTTGGGGATACCCCGACTTAGCATACTCTTCCATGTCCTCCGCATCCAAAAACCACCGTTCTCCACAGCAGTTACAATAATCATGCAGCCCTATTACGTCCTCTCCAATTTTCTCTAGTGTAGCTATGGCTTCTTCCGCGGTATGTGCCTGTATAAAAATATGCGCACCAATACCTACATTATCATTGGTTATCCAGTAACCTCCTGCGTTGTTCTGGCTAATATAGTAGAACATTGTGGTTGTCATTGTGTTTTCCCCTTAAATTTTAGTTTTCCGTACAAGACTTAAGAAATTCTACTACCCCAAAATGACCATTATTAGCAGCCCACCTAAGAGCCTCGTCATCTTCAGCATGAATATCAGCTCCTTGTTCTACTAAGTATTCTACTACCTTAAGATGACCATTATGAGCAGCCCGCCTAAGAGCATAGCCACCACAAGCATGAACATTAGCTCCTTGTTCTACTAAATATGTCACTACCCCAAAATGACCATTATGAGCAGCCCGCCTAAGAGCATAGCCACCACAAGCATGGACATCAGCTCCTTGTTCTACTAAGTATTCTACTACCTTAAGATGACCACTACTAGCAGCCCGCCTAAGAGCATAGCCATCACAAGCATGAACATTAGCTCCTTGTTCTACTAAGTATTCTACTATCTTAAGATGACCATTCTCAGTAGCCCACCTAAGAGCACAGTCATCATCAGCATGGACATC